TCAGCCTCATAGTCAGTTAAAGTCTTGACCATTGTGTCTAAGCCTTGTTTCATCTTATACGCCATTACTCCAGCACCGGCGGATATTCCCATAATTAAATTTCTATGCTGTTCTAAACTTTGAGATAGCCCACCTAAGTTATTCTTAAATCTTGATAGTCTTCCTTCTAATCTACTAAGTGGTCCTGTAAATTTATCTTTAAAAGATGCTATAAAACCCATTACAGCAGTATCACTCATTTTTAACCTCCAAAACTTTTAGAACCAAACTTATTCATTTGCCAAGATATTACTTTCCAATACTTATTTCTTTTACGCATTGGTAGCTGAATTATTTCTTTATCAGTCCAACCCCAATAATAAGCAAAATATCCAATCATCTCATACCACGACCCTGCACCTGAACCCTTCTCCATACCCTTATTTGAAAAAACAGGGTCTGGGTCTAAATACAAATCAGGGTTTATAATAAAAAATCTATAAGATTAACCGTATGTTTTATTTTATCGTTACTACATTTATTACAAGGTATCTCAATTATTTGCTTTAACCCTGGTGTCTTTTGTAACTTCTTTGCAATATCCTTTCTGTCAATAGTCGACATACTCTTAACTATATCAGTTGTTATACCCAATTCTTCTTTATTAGATATACAGCTATAAACTAAACTACTTGTTATTTCACCAAACTTAGGTATACTAAAATCATCATTTTTCTTGTTTAACAGGTCACTCGCACTTTCTTTAAAAGCCCTTTCTTGATACTGTCCTGTTGGATATATTAAAGTTATATCCTTAATTCTTTTATCGTTTACTAAAATACCTCTTTTTAGTGATATATCAATAGTTCTATTTCCTTTTTCAACTTGTATGAAGTCAGCTAAATTAATTACGCCTTCATTCCTTGTATTACATTCAGGGCAAACCTCAGAATACTCATAATCATCTCCTACTGATATTTTTCTAATTTCATACGCAAGTTGGTCCAATGTTCCTATAGTTAAAGATTTTATATAATTCTTAGTTATTGGCTTATCTAATCCAGCCACTTCTGTTATACATCTATAAACTAATTCGTGATATAATCCAATTGGATTTTTTTTATAGATTGGCTGAGATACTGCTTCTTCATCTAATCCTGTTACTTCTCTTATAGTAACTGTATTATACTCTTCATTCCCTACTTTCAAAGCTACTGCTAATTCTACTTCTTTTTCTAATGTATTTTCTATTTTCATTCTATACTCCTTTTTATTTTTTATTAGAGCGGCTTTTACACCGCTCTAAATTAAACCTTATAATGCTGCGTAATACCAACCATTATGCTGTAATTCAATACTCTCAACCCACGGGTCTTCACTCTTAGCATCTAAATCAGAAGAGGTATATTTTGAAATCCAGCCATCCTTAATCATAATTGTCTTAAAAATAGTTGTATCTCTATTCAATACATCAATCTTATAATTTTTTCTATAATCAGCTGAACCCGAACCGTTCGATATATCACTTGATAAATCAAATAAATCTTTTAATTTACTTTCTTCATCGTAGCCTCTTTCCATTGTTATAGCAGGGTAATTAATAAACCCTGGTAACTTTTTAGTCTCATTCACATCGCCTACTCTCCAATCAACTACATTCACTTCAAGTTCTAATCCACCAATGGTAGTAAAACCTGCTAATTGCACGAAGTTACCCGAACCTGCTACTTCTTCAATTGAAACTAAAAATCTATACTTAGCTCTTATTTCATTTCCGTTTCCCATAGTTCACCTCCTACTTACCTAATACAGATTTACTGGATATATTTTCTATATTTACCCACATAAATTCGCCTGTATCAACATTCTTAATTCCAACTTTAGCAATAATTAATCCTTGTTTAATCGTTGCTTCTGTATTTACATCACTATTACAGATAACAACCCAACTATCGCCTGTTCCTGAGCCATTTAATCCACCATCTAAATAATGTCTATTCAAAATATCATTATATAGAATAGTAATACTCGCCCACAACTTTTCGTTATTAGGTTTAAGTGGGACCCATCCTGAGTTACTTTTAAGTAGTCTTTTTATATAACTCATATTAAGTCTTGCACCAATATATCTATAATCAAAAGCCTTAGATATTGCACCTGTTCTTGCTCCATAAACTGTAACACCTTTTCCTTCAATGCTTTTAATAAGATTAATTCTATTTTCATTAATCTTTCCAGCGTTAGTTTCTGTAAAAGAAAATTCTACACCATTTATTCCTACCAACTGTGCATCGTATCCTGCGGGACTCCACCAAACACCTTTATTAATATCGTTAGCATATCTTCCGTATAAGCCCATAACAGCACCAATAGGAGAAATCTGTTCTCCATCATCTGCATCTACAATAAACGGATAATACATCGCATACTTATCGCTGTCAAGTGCTAAAGTAGCTGTATAATGAGTTATTGCAGTTTTATAGTCTAAATCACTTGCTAAACTTGCTATTTGAAAACTATTCTTGTGTCTATTTTGTATAAAGTTATCAACCGCTTTTATTAGATAATCATTATAACTTGTGTTAACAGCATCTGGAATTCCAATAACTAAAGTGTTATCAGTTTTAGCAAATAACTCAATTCCTGTTTCTGCTCCCATATCTCCAGCATAATCTAATTTACTTAATGCAGTTAATCCATCATCTCCACCTGCTAAAATTACATCAGGTTGTCCTATTCCTACTGCGTTAGTATTTAAAGTATCTAATACTGAAATATACTTTGAGCCTACAATTGAGTTATTTACTTCTTTTTCTACGTAATTTGTAGCAAGAGTATCTAAACTTAAATTATCTAAACTTTCTACTAAAACTCCAGCTTTGTAAACCTCTAATTTAAACTCACCTGAAATTCCAAGTGAACTATTTAGAACTTTAACTGTTATATCGTTATAATAAGTTCCTTCAGTTTTAGCATAAACTTTTAATCTTTCATTTCCTACACCGTAAACTGAAGCGGTGCAATCTATCGTCCATTTATCAGTTATAAGTAAATCTCCATCTCCTCCATCTGAAAGTTTAAAGTTTACTCCATAGCCTAATGGAAATTCTATTCCGTCTATTGGATTATAAAGTCCCAATAAAGTCTTTGTTCCTGAGTCGGGGGTAAAGTATATACTAACTTCACCTGTTCCACCATAAGCTCCAGCAGTTGTAACCTCTACTGAAAATACTCCGTCTACATTATTATTATAATTACCCGATGTAGCCGTGGTATCATCTCCTGTATTTCCTGCATCATCTACTACTGCTCCTATACTTGAAGCGGTTGTAGGACTATCGTCCATAATACTTGATAACGCTTTAATTGCAGTTAAAGTTGCTTTGTCAGCTATATTCGTATAATGTGCTATTCTAACAAAATATAATTTTCTTCCACCGTTAATAAAAAACTTCTTAACGTGTTTCCAAGTTGGATATTGCTTTGAAATATAAGTTCCAAATTCTTGTTCCCACTCGTTAAATGTATTTGCTATAAATAGCTCTCCAAACTTACCTTTTTCAGTAACTCCCGCCATTGCTCCATTACTTTTTGAAACACCACTTGGTGGTGGTGGAGGTGTCTTAGCCTCAGTAATATAAACACCTGGAGCTAATTCATAAGTATCTAATTGTGCCATAATTATTCTCCTTAAATATTATTTTCTTCAACGGTTATCCCGTTGTATGCTCTTACTTCTTCTATTGGTAGGTCTAATTCTAAATCTATATGCGTTTGCAGTATAAAATCTTTTCTATAAACTTTTTTATTATCGATTATATCAAACATATCTACTATGTCTAATCGTCTAAATTCAAAAATATCTTTACTTTTATCTGAGTTCGTTTTTGTCAAGTTTAGTGTTCTTGGAAACGCTCTTAAAAGTTCTGTAAAGATATAATCTTCCTGTATTTTATATAAAACTAAATATGCTACTTTAAATAACATAGTTATATTTCTTTTTCTAAAAGTGGTCTCAACCTTATTATTATCAGTAGGGCTTATTTCCACTTGTTTATTTTCAAAGTTCCAATTATCCTCTTCTTTTATGTAGTACCTATTATTAACACTAATAGCAGGATAAGATTTTCTTGTATAAACTTCACTAACACTTTGATTAGAAGTTCTAAATCTAATATCCTTTCCATCTTGTCTGACTGAGTAATTATTTCCTTTTAAATAACTTAGCATAAGTTCATTAATATCTCTTAATTTATTGGACACTAAAATCTCCACGTGCTTTTTACAAACTTTCTTAATCCCTTAGGTATATGATTTTTTTCCATAATCTCTTTTAAAGTTATTCTAAAAATCGGTCTTGCGGGCTGATTTTTAGTTCCGTTTTCAATCCAACGTGCTAAATCATACATATTCTTTTCTGTATCATAAGCAACATCTTCAAATGCTCCAGCTCCAATTTTTATATCGTGACTTCTATTTGTTAGAGCAACTAATTTTAATTTTCTTTTAAACTTTCCTGTGTCATCAAGTATTCTATCGTGTCCTTTTCTTTCAATAGTAGCTGGGCTTAATGCTGGTAATGATAAATCTCGTTTATCAATATGTTCTTTAACTGTGTCTAAATATTTTCTTCCAAGTTCTCTAAGTAGTGTCTTTCCTTTTTTATTCACAGAATGCTCAAGTATAAATATCTTGTCTTTAATTTTAGACCAATCTCCAAAAAAAGCTTTATCCTTCATACGGGGTTTCCTTCACTATCATAGTCAGGGTTATCCTTTAAAATCAAACTGCTCTTACCTACAAACTTCTCTATTTTAATCCCAAGTGTGTTATAAGCATTATTTAAAGTTTCTAATACCTCTATAATTATATTTTCACCCTTGTTTCTAGTTTTAAAGCATACATACCCGTTATATTGAGAGCATAGCTCAACGAGGCTGGGTTTTATATTGTTAATTTGAGTAATTATATCAGTATTAATTTGAGACGCCGTTAAATCATTACCCTCATTGAGTATTACAGAGTAAACCTCACCTTCAATATTAAATTTCAATTCTTTATTCTCAGTATAGATATTAAAAGGCTCATAATAGTCACCTTTAAGTATTGCAGGAGTATCCTCATACTTATCATCTAATACTTTTGAAGTGTTAGTCTCGTCTTCTCTTTGACTATTATCGGGTTCAAAATATACATCTTTTTTCTCTCTTGTCTTTTCTGTTTGAGAGGTAAAATCACTCTCCTTTAAAAATAGAAAAAATATTATATTCTCTCCACCTAATAAAACTTTTTTAAACTTTATTATATCAAAGGTAACACCATTATAAATAACTCTATCTTCAATTCGTGGCTCTAAAAATCCATCGTTTACATCCTGATACGCTTTTAAAGTGAGTAGCATTTTATAAACTTCTTTATCATCAATTCCTAAATTACTTAACTCTTGGTTTGCTACATTACTATATATAATAGTATTAATATCATATTCCACAAATTCCTTAGATACATTTTCTTCATAAACTGTGTCATACTCAGTTGGATTATATCTAAGATACTTAGCAGAGGTTTTAGTTTCGTTAGTTCCTAAATATTCTAAGGTATCTTCTATATCTTGGGTTATTCCAATAACTTCACTATATAGCATACCTATTACCTCTAATTCTACTTGCATCTCTAAAATAAGTTTTTCTTGTAGCCTCAGTAGAATTTAGCTTAGGGTTTCCCGATACCTCACCAGAGATAATATCAACCTGTCCTACATCGTTTTTAATCTGGGTATACTGATTTTCTAATCCTCTGGCAATACTCAAATAATGCTCTACCCTTGCTCCTTTATCAATACTAATTCCATCGGGTAGCCCAATAGGAAAGTTACCAGAGTTTCTATAAGCTAAATCATAGCAACACGATATTCTTGTAAGTAGTGAAATCATTCCAAAATGCTTTTCTCTTAGATAACTTAAATTATCTTCCTGAGTCAATCTTCCATAAGCATCTCTAATCTTTGAAATATACTGTTCCTCATTAAAAGCAGGATTATCTCTATCTGTATCTTGCATATCGATAATTATATTATCTATTAAATTACTTATCTCTTCTGATATGGTGGGTTCTGAAAGCGAACTCTCAGAACCATCACCGCTAATGTATGATAGCTTGTACCAATTTCCCATATCACTAAAAAATAAAGTTTCAACATAACTCAACTTTGAGTCGTATGGAACTGTATCTATTAATTTATAAGTTCCACCCTTTGAAGAGCTTTCATAAACTTTAAAAGAAACTATATCTAATACAGCTTCATCTCCGTTTAATTCTTTATATGCAGTTTCAATATCTTTAACATCAAAGTAAATTCTTATACTATCAGACAACTAATATCTCCTAATAAGTGGGTGATAAAACTTCTCTGTCAATAAGGACTTTTTTTACGTTCTCATTAACTTTATAGGTCTTACCAGCTTTAAACTTATAATACTTTCCGCCAATAAAGCAGTTCAAACTTCTGTCAAGGATAACTTTATTATCATCAATCTTAGCAGTAGTTTTTCTTTTTGCTTCTTCATCTTTGTTTACACTTTTATTTATTTCCTCAGCTTTTACTTCTCCAGCTTCAGGTTCAATTTTAGGTTCAGAGATAGGTTCTCTTTTAATTTCTTCGTCTTTAACTTCTTCTTTTTTTATTTCTTTATCAGCCATTTTAATCTCCTAATTATCTTTTTGTTACTACTTCTATCAAGTAGTCTCTAAGAATTCCTGCACCCGCAATAGCGTACCACGCAAAGTTCTGAATTCTTCCATAATCTTCAATCTCACCTGGTATAATTTCCATAGGTATACTTTCTCCAAATCCTACTGCATTTGCACCAACTAAAATTCCTCTGTCTACATCAGCTCCACCTGCACCAGCACCTGCTACTGTAGGCATCTGAGTTGTGGATAAGAAAACTGTATCTTCTAATCTTCCAGCTTCACCGTTTAACATATCAGCAGGATTTACATATTTTCTTGCATCTAACCATCCAGCAGAGCCCCTCATTTGTCTTGTTTGTCTTGGAGTTCCAATAAAGCCGTAAAAATTATCAGCTCCTCTTGTGACTTTTGGTAGTGATAAAACTTCCGCAAGTTCTGTAATACCTTCCAAAGTTTCTGCTGTAAATTCTGTGTCAACTGTATCAATTGTAGCTCCACTAACTCCATTAGGGTTAGCATACCATTTATTTGCAGTTGCTAAAAACTTATCTCTTAAATATTTATCTAAAA